TCACTCTGAGCGCTCCCGATCCTTCTCGTTGCCCTTTTCGAAGAAGCGCACGAGGAGGGCGCACAGGAACGCAAGCATGCCGAACGGAGCGATAAAGAGCAGCGCGGAGAGGAAGGCCAAGTTCATGGCGACTGCGGGCGGGTTACCGTCCGGATCAAAAAAGCTGGCGAGCCAGGCCAACGGCGGCAGGTACAACATACTTCCGGTGAGGACGAAACCCAGGATGACGCAGATTCGCACCACACTCGAACCCTGACGCCGTTTCTCGCGGATCAACTCACCAGCATTGTCCGAAGCTCCATCGGCCGACATGACCCGCGCCTCCGCATCGGCGGCCTTTCTCTCGCGGCTTTTCGTTGCCGTGACGTCGGCAGCCAGCGCTAGGAGGACGACAAATGCTACGGGGGCAGCAAACAGAAGTAATCCGACGAGGAACACAACACCTCCAGATGATGGAACCGAGGCCGTCACGCCCCTCCATTCCATTCGGGGGACGTCGAGATCGTCTCAGCACCACCACCATAGCGCAGCCGCAGCCAGGGCCAGCACGGCGACCACGAAAGCACCGATGCGCGGGAAGCGACTGGCCCCCATGGACAGTGGGCATCTCGTCGAGGCCGACAGGGAGAAGATTTCCTCATCGAGGCCCGCTCGCGTCTGTGGGCGCACGGCGGGCGGATACGAGGGCGGCGCGGGGCGCCGGCGACGCGCGGCTGGCCTGGTGACCTGCGCTCCTCGCGCGGCCCCACCGACCCCCTCCGCGTGCGAGTACTGGGAAGGCGAGCGATACACGATGTCTCCATCGACTATTACGGTGTGAATGGCGCAATCCTAGCACCTATGAGGCGCGCGTCACACTCATTTCCCTTCTCGCACTTCGCTTCATTTAATCGGGGCAACAAATCGACAAACAGCTTGCATCCCCTTGTAAAAGTATCCCACCATCACACCATGTGTTAGGCTGATCATGCTCGTTCAAAGCATTGAACACCCCTATTTCGAGGAGAGAACCATGAGTCTGGAAGATCTGGCAAAGAAGGCCGAAGAAGGCTTCGAGAAGGTCGTTGACGCGGCCAAGGAGAAGGCTGAAGAAGCCAAGGACAAGCTTGCTGAGCTCGCTGGCGATGCTAAGGACAAGGCAGAGGACGCCAAGGACAAGGTCGAAGAGGCCGCCGAGGACGCTAAGGACAAGGCAAAGGACATCGCCGAGGACGCCAAGGACAAGGCGGAGGACGCCAAGGACGAACTCGCAAAGTGAGTGACCGGAAGGGGGGCGAACCAAGAGGTTTGCCCCCCTTCTCCATACACTCTCACCCCCGACGGGTTTGTATTTCCTCGTAGCTCGTTTGCATTCCCCCGCAGCTCGGACCCACGCGACTGGCGACGAGCGCTCTACTCCCCCCCCCCCCCCCCCCCCCCCCCCCCCGCGCGGGGGCCCCCCCCCGCCGATACACAACGCAGACGGGTCACGGCTGTTGCCGGCCTTGCCCAAACTCGGGTCGCACGCACCATAGAAAATCCAATCAGAATCACGATTGACCCAAAAATTCAGGCTGTTCGCAAACGGCGCGGCATCACCGGCGACAGGATCGTTTTGATACTCACTGTCAAACGTCGCATGGCCGTCACGCGCACGGATTTTCATCAACGCGAGTACGCCACGCGCCGCCCAAGAAGTGACCGCGCCGCGCTCCATTTCGTCTTTGTTTGCCTGATAAAACGCCTCGGCCACCGTCTCGCCGTCGTTTCGGAAAAGCTCCTCCCATCTGTCCCACAAATCCATGCGGTCGGGCCAGCGTTTCATCGCCTTAAACTTAACACCCCGCCAAAACGGGTTATTCAGCGTGCGGTTCAGCACGCTGTCGTAATGCAAAATCGTGCCGATATAGATCACATCGTATTTCTGGCCGACACCGCCCAAAGGCAATACAGTTTTAGTCAGCCACGCATTGAGCTTGTCACGCTGTTCGGGGTTGCGGACTTGCTCGTCATTCTCAATATCGTCCAATATGGTCAGGTCAGGACGGTAAGGGCCGTGACGCAAACCGCGCAGCTTTTTACCGCTACCGGCCACTTGTACCTTAACGTCATTGGCAGTCACAATCGTACCGGCCTGCCATACACGGCCTTGTCCGCAGACTTCCGGGAAGTCGGTTTTCAGGCGCGGATTAAATCCCAATTCCGCCTTGATGGCTTCGAGCATTGGATATGCCTGGTCTATGCTGTCCATCACAATAACGGCATAATGCTTTTGGCCGGTCACGATACACCACAGCGTAAACAGCTGGGTAACCTGCGTCGATTTACCCTCGCCGCGCGGCGCACCCACCGCCTCATTTTCCCCTTTGGGGGAGCGGATAATCTCCGGCAGACGGCTGAATAAAAACGCATGCAGTTCGGATTTTTCGGGCGAGCGGATATAATGGGGGAAGTAGGTATTCACGAAATATTCGTAACCACCTACCGGGTCAAACACCTTGGCACGGCGTGCAGCAATAGCCTTGGGCGACGCATCGAAGCCGTCCACTTCCGCTTCGATGACTTGGCGCAGGCTGGCAGCCAGTTCGGCAAGGGATTTGAGGAATTCTTTATTTTTCATATGGAGCGCTCAAAATGGATTGGTTAGACAGAAACCTGCAACGCGAATTTTTGTCAGGGCTTTATAAGGTTTATCCATACAGTATTACTTATGACTATTATATAAATGCCGCTATCGCCCAAACCCAAACTAGTGGTGTTATAGAAGCAGAAAAAGATGTTTTGTTTGTATTAAAACAATCCGCAAATCTGCAATATTTAGCCGAACATGGCTTGGTTGTCCTCGACAATGAGACTAGCATAACCGCTACTGTTAAAATCACGGCCAAAGGCATAGACTTCCTTGCCGATGATGGCGGCCTGTCTTCCATTCTTGGTGTCGTCACAGTCAAACTACACAGCGACACCATTCAAGCCTTACTGGATGCCAAAATCAACGAAGCAAACATCCCTCCGGAAGAAAAAAGCAGACTAAAGGGCATCTTAAGCAAAATGGGAGATGTCGCATTGGCGAAATTTACCGAGAAAGCCATCGACGCTGTTACATCTCCTCAAATTATCAATCTGCTGCAAAGTTTACAAGGAAATACAATATGAATATCGATTACTCACTTGCAAAAATCCTCGAAAACGGCCGATACACACCATCAGAAATAAAAGATCTATTGGAAGAGCAAGGCTTCAGCATTACATTGCCGAAATTGACCGAACACTTAAATCTTCAGGTCGCTCTTGGCATTGCACACAAACGAGAAGACGGCACGTTTACAGCATTGCCGGTTTAATCCAAAGGGTCAGGTTTGATAAGCCGACCTTTTTTCAGACGGCCTTGTAATAGTGAACGACAGGTTTTCTTAGCGGTTTGGGATAAACCTTGAAACAAAAAGGAAGTGGCTCTCCCGTTTTCATTTCATGCATGGCGGACATAAAGTAAAAAAACTGGTCGGCCAGCCAAAACAACGGCTCCAGCTTATAGCGCGGTGCGACTGCAGGAGTTCCACTTTCCCAATCGGCAATCCAAATCGGGCAGAATAAAAACCAGCCCTTATGTGTGTATTCGACTTTCAACTTATCCAAACTTCTTCTCCACTTCTGCCCCAAACGGCTCCAATACCTCCACAAAGGCAGGCAAATGTTTGGGGTGTTTTTCTTGCACAAACGCCATCAAGAACTCAATCAATTCCAAAGCTGTCGCCAGTTTTGACGTTTCCGGCATCACACGGGCATTAGCTGATACGGTTTTCGTAAACGCATCGGCCAGGCTGGCCAACAGCTTCGCACGGTCCGACGGCGGCAAATCTTCGGTACTCGAATCCTGCAGCATCGTCATCGTACTGTTGTACTGCACCATAAAACCGGCCAACATCGCACGGCTCAAGTCCTCGATACCGCCGCCGGCCAAAGTGTAGGCAGCGCGCATCTTGTCCCAGTCGTCGCCTTTTTCCTTATCCGCACGTTTCCACGCACGCGCAGTGGCCTGCGGGATTTCGCACATTAAGGCCGCCGTTTCCAAAGTTTGCTCGCCGCTCACATAGAGCCGGCGTAACTTTTCACGGATTTCTTGCGGGTGAGCCATAATTACAGTCCCATTTTCGCTTTAAGCAATTCCCAGCCGACCGTAATCACGCCGCCGCCCAGTGCGCCGAATGTAATGGCCGTGCGTTTCGTGTCTTGGCGGATTTGTGCAATTTCCGCCTGCATTTCCTTCTGATTTTTCAGAGTTTGATCAGTCTTGTTTTCAATACGCGCCAAGGCTTCCAAAATCGGGTCGCTCATGATTTGTCCGCTTTCCTGTCCAGTTTTTCGTTTACTTTTTCTAACTTGTTTTCAATTCGTTCCAAGGCCGCTGCAATATTAGTGCTGTCTGCCTTGGCGTCCGCCTTGGTGTGATAAGAGAGCTTGACCGCGTGCAGCTCCTCTTTAAGGTCGTCGATACGCTTGTCCGCCTCTTTCAGACGGCCTGAAATACCGTTGACCCAAAACCAAAACGCCGCCGTCGCAATCGGCCACAGGGTTTTAAAACCAAATTCAAAGTCCATTTAAAACCCCCTTAAACCGGCACATCGCCGAATACGATACGGACGGAGTAGCCGTCAGGGCGATTGCTGGAAATTTCGAGTCCATCTCCATCGTTACAAACGCAGTAATACGCCGAAATCGTCTGCCAAACTGCACGCTTAAAGGTGTCGTAGTTTGTATTTGGATATTCAAGGTTAAAGGTCGTCTGAAAATCCTTATTCATCCGTACCGTATATTCAAACCCTGCCTTATCCAGCAGATTAGAAACATGAATGACAAACGGCTCTTGTTCGCGGGAGCGGCTTAAGCCCAATTCCAAATCGGCATGGCGCACAGCCAACTGACGTTCAACTAATTCACGGTAGGTCATTCTTTGATACCCATTAAATATTTTATCCGTCTGTACAACTTCTTAACCCACGAAATATTTACAAATGTATAAATCTTTGTTACAACTTCGCCGTCATACTGCGCATTTTCCCGTGCAGCCCGAAATTTTGCCCGGGCTTCTTCAGGGCTGTCCGCCCAAATGCTCAATGACCAGGACTTACCGTCAAAGCGGTAAGAAAACGTGTACTCATTCATAGGAGAAACCTTATGTATTTTGAAATCTATAAAGACGCAAAAGGCGAATACCGTTGGCATTTGAAAGCAGCCAACCATGAAATCATCGCTCAGGGCCAAGGCTACACCAGCAAGCAAAACTGCCAGCACGCAGTCGATTTGGTGAAAAGCACTACCGCCGCGACCCCTGTAAAAGAGGTATAAAATCCGCTTTCACCCTCAGCCCGCGCCCTACGCGGGCTTTTTTGTCAGTCGCCAACTTTGCGGGAGTGATTGTCCGCCCAATCGCGCCAAGCCTGATTTTGATTTTCAAGTTCGGCAACATAGCCGCCAAACTCAGCGGCGTGTTCCAACAGCGTGGCCGTCTTACCGTCTTTCGGTGGATTCGGGCGTACCGGCGCGACCATCAATGCGGCAGGCGGTGTTGGCATGACTGCCTTTTCGACGATCTTAATTTCCGTAGCCGAGGGCGCGGTTGTAGAGCTGCAGGCCGTGATGGCCAAAGCCGTCAATACAACTGCCGCTTGCATTTTTACGGTCTTGAGTAAGGACATTTTCGATTTCCTTTTTGTTTTCCGTTTTCAGACGGCTGACTTCCGCCTGTTTTTTCGCCAAAGCTATGCCGACAGCGTGCGCTTTGACTTCATATTTTTTAGCTTCCGCACGCGCCTGTTCCAGCTCGCGCGCATAGTTTTGAGCCGACAACAGCAGGGCTTGCGCCTTGTCTTTTTCCATCTTATCGATGACCGCCTGCTGCTTCGCAAACGCCGACTTATAGCCTTGATGGTGCGACACCGCCAAGCCCGTGCCGACAAGCGCGATGATGGCAATCGGTTGCCAGTTATTCGCCAGCAGTTTCACGAGATTCATTCTCGACCTCCTGACGTTTGACGCTGACAAACGAACGCGCCACCGCATAGCCGCCCACAATGCCCAAATACACCGCCCAAATCTCCGCCGATGGGTCGGGCAGCATCACAAACTTAAACGTCCCAGCCGCGCAGGCAACGTTTGCCCACAGTTTCGAGTGCGACACATTGCCTGTCGCCGGGTTTTTAAAAATATCCAAAATACGCATTGCTATTCCACACTTTTGGTTTGCAGGTGCTGTTTCAGCATTTCCCGATAATTGGCCAGTTCGCCTTCCGCAAATTCAAACGCAGCCAAATCAGCCTGTTCGCTTGCCTCGCGGCTTTTGCGCGACCATAGCTCAATCATCTTTTCGTAAAACTCAACCTGTCCCATGATTAACGACAATTCTTGCGTTTACGCGCCGCGCGTTTGGCAGCCACCACGCCCGACTTACCCATGCGCATAGACGGATGTTGTTTCAAATAGCCAATACTGGCAGGCTTAATCTCAAATTCAGGCATCTGCGGTTTCAACACAGACAGAGCCAAAGCAATCAAAAACTTTTTCATACCTTCGCCGCTCCCAATTCGATTGCAATCGCGTCCGCAATCGCGCGGCAGATGCCCCATTTAGTAGTCTTAAACAAGGCCAAATCAGTGTCGTTACTGATAAAAAACGGCTCAAACACAATGCCACCTGCCTGCGCATAAGCAAGGCGCGAATGCTGGCCCGCATTGTCAGGCTTAAAGCCGTCTTCGCCGCGCAGTTTCCAGCCGGTCGCCTTCGCAACAGCTTTGCTCAGCACCTGACACCAGCGTTTGTTTTTTGGCGTGGACAGGGCTTCGATGCCCGTAGCTGCTTTGCTGACGGCTGCGTTGGTATGGAACTCAATCGCCACATCCGAGCCGCGAATCAGCTTGACTGCTTCACGCAGCGGCATATTGCCTTTGCCCGTGCCGTCGGTTTTAACGGTCAAGCCGTAGTCAGCGCGCAAAATAGAAGCCACAATATTGCGCATATCCTGCGCCAAGTCCGCCTCACGGTCGCTTCCGTTGACCGCGCCCGGGTCGGTGTTGCTGTGCCCGGCAGTCAGACAAACAATTTTGCTCATTAAAGCCTCCCTCAAAATCAGATTAAAATGCACTTTCAGAGGTTTACATTTTCAAACGGCATGGCTTTTGCAGTGGGCGAAACAGTGTCAGTAGGCAACAAAAAGGCCGTCTGTTGTTCAGACGGCCTTGGCATGATTCAACCTTATTTGATTTTCATCGGACAAGTAAATGTGTCAAACGGTTCATCTCCGGTCAACACGGCTAAACAATCATTTATAGGCAGATTAATACCTTTACGGGCATAGACAGTTGCCTCAGCTTCAGGAGGATGTTTAATTTGCTCTTTACAAGCGGCCATAGCGTTGTCGTAGTTTTGTTTATAATTGGCAACCATAGCATTTTGGTTTTGTCTGGCGGTAAAGTAGTCATATGCAGCATTGGCGGCATTGGTACACTGATACAATCCAGCCTTATCTCCCAAAAATGGCCCGCCGAAAGTTTCATCGGCTGATTTGGCGACAGCAATAAAAGCCTCGTTAAATGTCTTGACCTCCGCCAAATTGCTACCGTTTAACACCATGCCGCGGCTCTCCTTTTCAGCTTGAGCAAGCAATGCCACCAATTTTTCCGCATGGCTTTTCAGTTCGCCGTGCCGGCGGATTTTGTCTAAATTATTCTCCCCTATAAAGTATTCTTCGTTTTTCAGGCGCGCCACGATTTTCACTTTCGGGTCAGGCTGAGTTTCTTGCTGTGCTGGGGCTGTCGGTTTGACTTCCTCTGATACTTGCCCACACGCTGCCAAACCCAACGCCAGCAGCACAAAATAAAACGTTTTCATATTTTTCTCCAAAATAAAATGCCATACATCTGCATGGCATTCCATTCTAAAACAAATTTTCCTGTTCTGCTTCCTTATCCGCCTGCTTCAAAATCCGCCACACATGGCGGTCGCTTAGGCGGTGTGCCAAGGCCAAATCGTTAACGGCCTCATATGCAGGGGTGCCGCCTGCCGTCTGTCGGTCAAACTGACTGCGGATTTTACGGTTTCGCAGCTCATACAAGGCCGTCTCGCAACGGGGGATAAACAGATTGCAAGGAGCCATCGCTTCCACCAGCCGACCGGCCGCCTCACTGCCGATAATCTCCTCCAAGTATGCAACACGGGATTGACTGTTTTTCGTATAACCCTGCCGCAACGGATAAGTCGTACCGCCCATCAGGCGCACCAGCTCCAGCGTTTCATTAAACCCGATAACCGTAATCAACGCCTGTACACTATCAGGGAGCAGATGCTTAACGGCGCTGAAATCTGCCGTCTCATACATCACACAGCCCCTTTCTTACGGCGGTTCGCACTAATCTGCAACGCCGCCACCAGCTTGTGCATATTGCCGTCGGACAACCATTCCACGCGGTCAACCTTAAACATCTTTTTCGCCGTACCGTGCGCATAATTCCAAGTCCAGCCGTTATCCAGCAGCAGGGCTTCGATTTTCCGCATCATCGGATCGGCAGAGCTTCGGCGGTTCGGGCGACGGCCTGCCGTTTTCTTCGGCGCAAACCCATGTTGGCGCAAATCCTCGACCACGCGCTCCAGCTCAGGAATACTGCAATCCGTACACGACCGCTTGCCCGTCACACGCTCCAACACCGCGCGATAGGTACCGTCATCCAAGCCCAGCTCCTTTTGAGCGATTTTAATTTTTGCAATCAACGCCCGGCGCATTACTCCTCCAACACAACATATAGTATAAATTAGTGAATATTATACCAATAAAATACAATATATAGTATTAAGTTATTATTTTTTTAGGAATAAACAGACATAAAAAAGGCCGTCTGAAACAGGTTTTAAACCCCATTTCAGACGGCCTTTAATCAAGCTTTAAAAATCCCAACCCTCCATCATTCCTGCCAACCTCCCAGTAAATCTACCAACTCACCAAGAATCGCACTCAGTGCAGCCTCCATCAGTAGCTGTGTGGCATAAGCCATACTTTCCGCATCATCGCAGCTGCCTTCAGCTTCTTCCTGCACAACGTCCAGCCATTGGATACGTTTCAGTGTTAAATCCTGTGTCAGGATAAATGCCACGCGGTCATTCCAAATCAAGCCAAGTTCGGTTACTTTCATGCCGTTTTTGGCGTGTTGTACCACATCTTCGGCGGTAAGGTCTTTGCGGCTGATTTTAACTTTGGGAGCAACATCGCCCACACCGACCAGGGTAACATCACTATCTAACACAAACCGCCCCTGAGCTTCGCCCTGCAACAGCCAGTTGGTCATCAATGATGCCGGCGATTGACGGGGAACTGGTTGTTGAGCCGGCAGGCCGCCAAGGGCTTCGCGCAACTTGGTCAACAGGTTTTCGGCCTTGCGGCGATTTGCCGTATCAACGAATAACCACTCGCCAGCAAATAAACCATAAGTGCGACTGCTTTTAATCAACGCTTTAGGCAGCAGGTCGTCGATAATTGCTTCGCGTAATTCATGCTTTTCTTTGCGGCCGACATTACGGCCTTCGGCAGTTTGAATCTTAACAACCTGTTCGTCCAATTTATGTTTGATGGCCGCACTGGGTAATACTTTTTCTTCTCGCATCAAACTGATAAGCATAGTTTTTTGAGCTTCAAAAATAATAGGATTCCCAAATGGCACCGGAGAACAAAAGCCTTCACTAAACCAGTCTAATCCGGTAGGAGAACAAAACCAGTTTTCCGCAATTGCTGTTTTGAGGCGTTCAGCTTCTGGCAATTCAAACACACGAAATGGAGTAACTTGTTTAAACCACATAATATAATCCTTTATAAAATCTACTTATTACCAAGAAGAAATAAAATCAACGCAAGAAAAAACCAAACCACCCCGAAGCAGTAATAAATAAAGGCTTTTTTTCGGTCGCGCATAGCCTCTTTTTCTCCTTCTTTCACTTTTCCCCACACGAGAAAAGCGGTTTCCAATTTTCGGTTGGCATTTTCGACTTGAGCGTGGATGTAGAAGGAATCGCGTGCGGCAGTTCTTAAAAATTTCAGCTCATCAGTATTTAAATTTCCGTTTTCCATCATGACAACTCCTGATTATGCGGTTCAACACTGAAAAACTCCTTACCCTGCACAATCTTAATTCCCGGCACAGGGTTGTCGGCGAAAAACTCAGGTTCGTTTAATACCGCATCTTTATTGACTTCCTTCTTCACGCGGATAAAGCGTGACAAGTCGGGCTTGGACTCCAATAAAGCCAGCACCGCATCAACACCACTGACGCTGCATTTTGGCGGGTTGTTTCGCCAACGGATAATGCCGGTGGTCAGGTCGGCAAACTTGACTTTACCGCCGTCGGTCAGCGCATCGCGGTTGGCTTCACTCCATGCCTGCACACCGGCATGGATGGCATTGATTTCTGCCATCAGTGGCGCAACACGCTCGTCTGCCTGTTTTTGCAGCTCTGCCACATTGTCATTATGGTCGGCTTGGATGCGCTCGATTTCGCGCTGCAAATCACCCATGCGTTTGATTTGAACCGACGCGTCGGCGCGGTCTTGAATACCCACGGTCAGGGCTTCGCTTTTGATTTTTTTCGATTTAGCCATCATTTTTCCTTTCGGTTTAGTTGATATTTTTGCCGTTTAAAATCGCTTTAACGGCGGATTGAATCTGTTTTAAAGCCGCTTTGCCGCGTGCTTTTTCGTCTGCGCTCGGTCGGTAGTGGTGTTCCAGCTTCAACGGCTCCGGTGGCGGCGGCAGATTGTCCAAAAAGTCTTTCGGACTCGGCCAGCGGCTTATTTCATTCGCCAATACCATAAAGGCCGTCTGAAAGCGCGGTACATCTCGCGCTTCGTCCCACGCCCGGCCGTGCGCCAATACACGGCTCCATGTTTGCGCAGTGGCGGCCACAGTGTCGGCAGCCGGAGAACCGCTCAGACGCAGGGTCAAAAGCATGGTCAGGCCGTCGATCATGGCGTTATGCAGTTGGGTAGGCAGTTCTTTCATTTTTTCAGTCCTTGCAACGACGCGGCTGCGGTAAGGGTTTGGCTGGGGTTGGCCGGTAGTGCAGCGCGGCGGTTTGGTTGGTTTGTCTGATTCCCTACGCTTGGCTGGCCGACCCAGCCTGCAAGGATTTCATACAGGTAGCCGTGCGATTTCAGCGGCGTTTTCAGACGGCCTTGGTCGCGGGCATTAACGGTTTCATTAAAGCCGTGAATCCAAGCCTCGGTAGGGGCAGGAAAACAAACCCCGTCACGCGCCGCCTCCTGCGCCTTAATCATCGGCAGCAACTCATTCAGCAGTTTCGCGGTACGCGCCCAAGAGAGCTGGGACTTGGCGGGGCGGAACAAACCGATATACCGTATTGCCGCTTTCCCGATATCAGCATCAAGTTCCAGCAACATCTTCAGCACTTCGGCTGCTTCAGCATCACTGACTAAACTATCCAAGCTGTTGGCCGCTCCGCAGTTAGGACAACGGCAAATCATGATTCAATCTCCCAAATATCGCGGCGGCGAATAACTTTCTCGGTTTTAACTTTCCGTCGGATCCATTGGCCGCAGTATTCGCAGCACCGGCTGTTTTTATTAACTTCGCGCCATTTATGCGCATGCCCGTCAATAGCACAGGCTCCAATACGTTTGTAATCACACCATTCGACTTTTTCGATAACTTGTCCGCCTGGCTTAAATGCATAAATCTCTACCTTGCCATTGGGTAAAAAACTGATGGGAGCACCGGTAAACCACCCGTCGTTGTCATGCCATCCGATACGCCAGATACCCAACGTGTCAAACTTTTCGATAACCGGCATTCCTCTATGCGGTATAATTTTTTTGTTCTTTTTCAAAAATCTATAAATAAAATTGCTATATTTCGGACTCTTTTTAGGGTTGTATTGCTCAATGTCCATCACGCTTCCTCCCATAAAGTTATCGCCCGAGCCAAAGTTTCCGCCTCGGCAGTCTTCCACATCCCGTCCGGCGACCGCGCAGCAATCACAAATCCCTCGCCGTCCTTCTTCATCAACATCAGCTCGCCACGGTCTTCGATCCATTCTGCAATTTCTTTTTGATTCATTTCTTAAATCCTTTTAAATCAATACCTTATATTTTCAACAAGGCAAAAAAATATAGAGCAACATCAACGGCTTACCGTTTTAATTGTCGTCATACCCGTCATGGCCTTCGCCTATCATGTGCAACACGACGATTCGGGCCAGCATTTCAAGCCAAATCCCCAGCAGCACCAGCAGGGCCAATCCGACAACAAACCAAATCATTTTTTCTCCTCCTTTTTCTCATCGGCAGGCCGTTTAAACCGCGCCTGATATTCCTCAATTTCACGCTCCCGGCTTTTTTGCGCCATTCGCGCCGTCGCACGCCTGCGGTGTTGTCCCCAAGCCTGCCAATCCGTATTACGTCGTCCAAAACTCATTTCACACATCCTTTCACAATCGCCTTATCGCCATATTTCGCGCGGATTTCCTTAAGCGCACGTTCCAAAGCCTCTCGTTTCGCCGTAGGGCTCAATGGCTTATCGCTCATAAACAATCCCTTTCATTTTTTCTTCCGTACTCATAGCCTCATATTGCTCGCCCAAGGCTTTTGCCTCCAAATCCGCCATACGTTCGCGGCGCGACATTTCCAACTTTGCCGCCGACACCACAGGCTTAGAGCAGCTATGCAGCATCGTTCCCACCAAAACCGCCCAAAACAACAACCAAAAAGCCAAACCGATCCACTTGGTTTTTCGTTCATAAAACAAATTAGACATTTTCATATTTCCTTATAAATCAATTACTTAATATTTTTTCAAGGCAAAAAAATTATTGCGTACCCAATCCGCCTTAACCTGCGCCGCCCATTCCTTGGCTTCCTCTTTGCTTTCAAATCGCTTCCGCAGTCGGCGGATTTGCAACCATGCGAAGCCTTCTTTCCGCTTGCCGCGCACATCCGCCCGCCAAATCTTGCGACGTTTATGGGTTTCATAATCGTGCCAAGTGTCCTCATAGACTCCGGCGTGTACCGCATATTCGTGTCTCATTTCAGACGGCCTTTCTTATCGGATAATCAGGGAGCTGTATTTCTTAACGATACCGGCCTGCATCTTGATACCGTTCTTGTTCGCCGTGCGTACCGCGCCGCGCATCAATTTGCTCATCCGGCGCGTATTGCCGTTACTATGTTTAACCAGTTCCAAGAGCGTTTCTTCGTCCGCATCAGGCAAAGCCGCTTTCGCAATCTCAAAGAGTTCGTCATCCGGCAAAGATTCGCCCAAATTCAGCGCAACAGACACGCGGCTATAAAGCTGTACCAGCTCGCCATGCTTACCGCGCAGGTTGGCCACCAGTCGGGGCATACCGCTCAACACCAAGCCGCAGCCAGTCTCATCGTGCAGACGGCGTACAATTTCAAGGGCGCGTAACGGCAGGTTTTCCGCTTCATCGACCACAATCAGACGGCCCGAATCGCGCAGGCGGTCAGATACAGACTCAAACAAATCATTCAGGCTGCCCATCGCCGATACCTTCGCCGCAGCCGCCAACTTGCGCATCAGCACAAGTGCCGTAAAGCTAGGATTAGCCTCAATCAAGATGGCCGCAGGGTTTTTCTCGCAGTAGTTTTTGACCGCCTGCGTCTTACCCAAGCCGGCCTGACCGTAGATCACCACCGTTTCACCGCCTTCGTGCGCATCGCGCATCACTTCTGCAATACGGCGGGTCGTCTTAGTCGATACAAAACCCAACACCAGCTCTTCGCGTTGCGCTTTACTGTCCTGCATCTCCAAAAACGCCTCGATTTTCGGCTCGATGGTTTCATAATTACCGCCTTTTTCCGCATAAGTGCCATTCAGATACATACTGATGGATGCCGGCGAAGTACCGATACCGCGTGCCAGTTGAGTTTGGTTCATTCCTGATTTGGCTTTAAATTCAGCCAGTTTTTGTTGCAATGTATGATTGATCTGTTTCATTTTTTTAGTCCTTTTAAAAGAGGTTTAAAACCGTTTTAATTTCTATCCGCCTCAAACAGCACAAAATCGTCTGTGCCCGTTTTCGGCAATACCGCATACTCCGCCTCGATGACGTTTCCGCCCAAATTTCCCAGCTCGTCCCAAGCTGCCGCCTGTTCCAGTGCCGGATTGACTTCCGCATTCGCGAGCTTGATTGCATTTTCCGCCCGCTTGATTTTGCCTTTTCGGCGTTTTTCCGCCAGTTGGTCGATACGCGCCGTCGGGAATGCCTCGCGGCTATTGCCGTTGACTTGTGCCTTCGTGATGAACTTGCCGTCCATATCAAACACATTGACCACCGACGCATCGTCCAAATCGTAGCTGACCCGTACCTCGTCTTTGTGATACTCCGCCAGCTCGACTGAAAAATAAGAGTTGTTGAACAAATCCAGCCAACCGCGCTGTACCTTTCGCACTTCCTGCGGCATAAACATCGTCGCCAGCTCTTCCGCCGACAACATATCCGGCGCGATACCGTCCTGTTCCAGCCTCATTTCCCGATAAGCCTTCGGCGTATAATGTCCGCCGTCCGGATGTCGGGGCAGCTCGCCGTGCGGGCGGTTGTTGTAATCATCGATACACTTGCCCACATCCGCGATAAAGCGCGACCAGCTCGGCAGCTTTTTCAAATATTTTTGCTGTTCCTCCGTTAAATCCTTGCCTTTTTCCAAAGCATTAAAAGCACTTTCCATCTTGCGGTACATCAGATTTTTCGTGCTGCTGTCCATCCCCGCCCCCGCAAACGTCTCATACTGGCGCGCCATCTCAATCAGATTGTCTTTCCACCATCGTTCGATGATGCCTCGACCTTGCGGATTGCCCGCGATACCCGTTTCATGGTGGATACCCAATCGGGACGTAATACCCGTGATTTCATGGTCTATCGTCTTGCCGGTTTGGCCGCTGCCGATATCCGAGTAGTAGATAATCGGCGGACCACAGTGCTTGACCCCGATACGCAGAGCGTCCGATACCGCCACACAACTTTCAGCCAGCGAAACCGAAAAACCGACCACAAACCGCGTACAACCATCAATAATCACCGTCACTTCCGGCTTAAACGGCCTGCCGTGTACCGGATGTGCCACCTTCGCCTTAAAGCTGTGGCCGTCGCCGATCCAAACATCGTTCGGCTTCAAAGCCCCCCAATCACGTTTCACATAAGGCAGCAGCGATTTATAAGCCGCCCCCGTTTTCCTGCCGCGCTCCTGCATAATCAGCGGCAGCTTGTCCCAAACGCGCCGCACCATACTCAAGTTAGGCACATCATTGACCGGCATATTTTCCGCTTCCGCCCACTGCACAAACCGGCGGTAGCTGTGCGCTAGCTTTGGCGCGGACGGAATATTGTGAAACTGCATAAACATCGGCAACCATCCGTAACTTTCAATCGGCTTGACCGCCTTCGTCGTCTTCGGAGCCAAAGCAACCAACCGCTCCGTCGCGTTTTCCGCTTTCAAATAAGCAGATATCCAGCCGTCTAAAGTACGTTCGCCAACCTTCGCCGACCGGCTGCGGTCATTGGCCTTTTCCAAGTTCCCAAGCGTGACCGCGTCCAATTTACCTTCTGCCAGCAAGCCCAAAAACTGAGCCACCGCAGCCTTCGCAGAGCAACCGTATTGATATTTGATACCCAACACCGCCGCCACCACCGCACATCGCGCATCCGCCACCGACCGTTGTTTCTCGTTCAACAGCTTGGCCGCTTCAGCCAGTGCCTGAGCCGACATCGCCGTCCCCGGTCTGACTTGGGGCAACATTTTCGGCATCTTCTCCGCCAGCTCGTCCGACTGCCGTTTCATAATGGCTGCTCGGATTTCGGCAGGGAGAGAGGCAATCACATATTTTTTCAGACGACCTCCGCGTGCTTTGCCAACTTCTTCGATGTACGGCCAGCCTTGTGTTTTGGCTCGGTATCTAATGCTTTCGATATTTTTTGGCAGATTTGGCAAACTTAAATTTTTCAGCTCCTCTAGCGATATGGTGTTGCTCATTTACAGCTCCTGATATAAACTTTTGTTTACTCTTTCGGGTAATTTAAACCTGTTCGGGATAACGGCTAGGCCAAATCTCTTGAGGTTGTACGCCGAGAAAGTCTGAAATAATCCGTTCGCCTTTTGGATATTTAAACTGCAACGCGCTTTTTAATGTATTCGCGCTCAATCCGGATTCGATTGATAGAGCAGTAATTGTTTTCCCTCGTTTGCGAACTGCTGCGACAATTTCTGCACGATGCCAATCTTGTTTTCTGCTTTCCGCATTTTCGATTTTTTCTATTAGTCTTTCTTTTTGGGTTTTCAT